GAATACCAGATAGTTTCTTCAGGATGCTGTGACGCATCAATAGCAATAGCGTCAGCCAAGGTATTATCTGCTAGTGCAAACAACTCTGCTGCGCTAGTGCCTCCAGTCTCTCCACGCTCTCTAGCCGCCAACGCTGTAGCAAGCTGAACTACAGGAGGGGAAGGTATTTGCATGTTGTCTGTGTCTGCTGTAAACTCTGCTGTACGCAGTACCACATTGAAGCGTACTTGATAAGCCTTGTCAGGTTTAGGATAGAGGTCTACACCGTTGTCACCTGCGGCATTGACACCGTTAAAACTGTAGAACTGAGGTGCGCCTATTGGTGGCTCGTCTATCAAAAATGCCTGATCCATCCAACGTGAAGTTTTATACTGCATAAAAAAGTTAGATGTGTCGTTAAGAACATCAAGTATTTTCATCCTGTTCTGTGAACCCGTCAGCACATAGTTAAACGTGTCTGTTGTGGTTGATACAGTTAGTGTAGTACGCAGAGCAGTCCAATCATAAGCGTCTTCTACGGTACGTTTAGCATCGTTGACAAACTCACCAATAAGTTTAGAGTACGAGTTCTGACCAACAGTGGTTACTTCGTCCTCCCGCAGTCTGCGTAATACGCTATTAACAAGTTGTAAGTAAGTCATTAGAAATTGTAGCTCCGTGGTTGTTGCTCGTAAATTGTGCCTTCAAAAAAGCCATCAGATTCCTCTGTAGAACCTGGATAAGTTAGTTCTAATTCTAATTCTTGTGACTGATCAAAAGGACTGTTCAAGTCAACGTAATCTAAACGCTCTTGTGTGTCTTCTATTGGTGTCTTAAACTTAAACAACTCGTCACCAAACAAAGCATCTGTTGTGCGTGTAGCAGAAGGCTGTGTTGCTGGTTCGCCTGTGTCTGATACTTGTGTAAACTGTAGACCAAACTGTCCTAAGTTGGGGTTGAAGTTAGACACATTTAAATCATCAAAAGCATCACCTATTGCTTGACCTACGTCTTCAACAAAATCTCCGACAGGTTGTGTAATAGGCTGCAATACTTCCTCGTCAAAGGTAGCTAAGTTTTGTCTAACTGCTGTATCTGCGGATGAAAGAACATCACCTACAGGTTGTGTAAGCTCTTGCAATACTTCATCATCAAACTCAGATAAACCTTGTCTAACTGCTGTATCTGCGGCTGACAAAGCATCACCAATAGGTTCAAGTTTATTAGCAAGTTCTTTGGCAAGGTCTTCAATAATACCTAAGTCTATGTTAGTTTCAGGAAGGTCAACAGAGCCTAGTGTTCCACCTTCTCTAATATAAGTACCTAAGCCAGAAGCTAAAGCGTTGTCTAGTTCTGCCCCTCCAGCTACTGCACTAACAACTTTACCTATACCAGCTTGGAAGTCATCATACTGGATACCTGCGTTTTCAATAGTTGTTTTGTCTAGTCCTACTTTATCTAAACCCCCTTTAATAAGATCATCGCCTACTAAAACAAGAGCAGCGCCTTGGGCATCTCCTGCGGCTGCTACGTTTAATGCAGTTTGTGTTTGTCCGTAGGTGCTACCAAACAATCCAGTGCCTTTGTTTGGCAAAGGTGTACCTACCTGACCTGCTGGCATAGCATCTAAACTAGGAGGCTTAGTTACTCCTGCCATATTTAAGCCAGTCATTAAACCACTAGCTATTTCCATAGGAGATACTTTTTCTCCTGTAGCTAATTTAACACCAGTAGTTGCTAAACCAATAACAGGATTAATTGCTCCTATTACACTAAGAACAGGGTTGTTTAGAAACTTAGAAAAACCACTAGGCTCTGGTGGATCTTCAACCCACGCCATAGTGTACTCACCAACCCTAGAAGTTCCTCCGCTAATGTCTACGAAAGAACCACGCTTCATTAAGTCTCTGTACTCTTCACGCTCTTTGTCAGTAAACCCTTGTTGTAGGTTAGTGTTGCCCAACAGAGGAGGCTGTTTCATGTACAGCTTATCAGAGTGATAACCGTAGTCGTAGTCTAGCTCAAACGGAGTATCCAGTTTTTTAGCTAAAGGTATCTGTTTTGATCTAATAGTTTCTATAAAAGGATCGCCTACTTGTTGATCCAGTAAGTAACCTTTAGGGCTTGTGCCCATTAACTCACCACGATTAGGGTCGTGACTATTTAAAACCTTACGAGTTGCTTCGGGAGTTATAGCTTTGTCTGCTCTTGCTTTAGTTTCTTCGTAATAATCAGCAACATTAAAATCAGGATCAGCTTCAGTTTTTTTCACTACTCTATCTTCGGAAAAAGGAACATGTTTAGTCCTTACACCAGTACTTGTTATATTCCCATAACCATCATAAACGGGCTTATCGAGATACATTGTAAACCCTACTTTATCACCCGCAGCATTAAACCTGTCTACTGTTTCTCCTGCTTTACGCTCTGTTCCTGCGGGGTCTGTAAAGTCTTTTTTCCAATCTGGAGAGTACGGAACAAACTGATCTTTTATAACAGAAGCCACAGTCTTAGGCGCACGAGCAGCGGCCTTAAGTAAAGCAGCTTGATTTATCTTTGTGTTTGAGCCGCTTGCGTAGGCTCTGCCGAATCCACCACCACCCATTATCGTTCTCTCTGTACGTTTTTAGTCTTCTCTACTGTACGCATAGCACCTAAGCCTAACATACCCATCAGTACACTTGTGAGTAATGAGCTATCAACAGGTGGGACAGTAAACCAGATGCCTAGTATTGGAGCTAGGATAGTAGAATAGAATAAGGCTAGTCCGCATATCCAGCCTATAGCGGGTCGCCAGCCAGCCACAAATAAACTCTTGTGTGCTGCTTCAGTCTTGTTGACTTCTATCTGACCCTTAGCTAATTCTTGAGCATGCTTCTCAGCCATAGTAGCTAATTCAAAGGCGATAGCATTTTTCTTATCTTTATCTTCAATGAATTTATCTAAAAGACCTGTCACTGGCCCTATTAAACTATTTAAAATACTCATATATTATACACTATTTAGTCTTGTTTGTCAAGCTGATTCTTACCATGCACTAATTTCTGCACAGTGTCAGACTCGTAAATGCGAATACCTAGCCACACAATCGTCAGCACAGACGCGATAGGCGGTAGCCAAGCTGCCATAGTTAATATTGCTGTAGAGCCTGCTGCTATGTCTAGTACGTCTTTAGTTTGTTCATCCATTTCCTTGTCCTATGATCCAAGAGATTGTTAAGTAAAGACCAGTGGCTAATACCAGAATGCCTGTGATCTGTATAGTGTTCCAAAATACTGCCTTACGCTTGCGCTCCTGCGCGTATACGGTCTTCTCTCGTTGCTCTTTAATCTTCCTACGCAACTCTACTAACTCCTTGTAGCCTGTTGTACCATAGGTGTACATCAGGAGTTCTCTAAGTTCTTTCTCTTGCTGTTGTATTTTTTTTTGGTGAGCATATACCTGCATTGCTTCTTGCTCAACAGACTGTGACGCAACAATCTTCTTAAACAAGGGCGGGTTTTCTGCTCTGCGTTGACATTCATTTAAATCACTCACAGCGCCATACCAGCGCCCTATCTGTCCTAGTGTATCCTCCACTTGACGACCAGCAGCTACCATGCGCTTGATAGTACCAAACGCATTAGTGGCTATGCTAATGGCTGTGACTGGATCAATCACCGTTTATTTCCTTAATTAAATCGTAGGTGTCTAACGATGTCTGTATAGTAGCCTGTATCTCTTCTTCTGTTTGTCCTGCTACTGTAGGTACTTCGTGGTATGTACCTTCTCTTGTGAACGTAGCAAAGGTAACGTCACCGTCTTGTCTTGTCTCATAGTTTATCATGTAAAGACCACCTGTTTAGTTGCGCCTATTGTAGACCCGTAAGGACTGGTAGTGGTTGCAGATGTCCACGACCAACTTGTTGTAGAGTCTTGAGTATAGGAAGCGTCTGTACGATTAAAAGCTACACCATCGACAGTCATTGTAGTCCAGCCAGAGTTAGGCTGAAAACCTACAACATACAATAAAGTAGTATATCCGTAATTAGGTGTATCAGAAGTAGTAAAAGAATCTAAAGCACTATAAGCTGCTCCGTTATACATGTTGCTAGTACCGTCACTAACTGAACCATGACTAAAGAAACCACCGCTATATCCCCACCAAGTAATAGGGCCAGTAAAGTTAGTACCCACAGTAACTGTCTGCGTGTCTAAAGCCCTATCCCATACTTTATTAGCGCCTACATACACACTGTTGATAGCAGTGCTGCCTATCTGTATGTCAGTTATTTCCGTGCTGCCTATAAAGATACTCACGATTAAGTCCTAAAGTAGATAGTGTTCGCGTCTGTTCCTGAAGAAGCAGTAGAGACAGTGTAGCCTCCCCACTTAGCACCTAGTTCAACAATAGCGGCACTGGCGTTTTCTGTATATAGCTTACCGTCAGTTACGTTAACAGCAAGTTCACCTTGCACAAGATCACTGGCAGTTGGTACTGCTGAAGCTGTGGAACTATTCTTTGTTACAATTTTTGTAGCCATGTTTATGTCCTAGTAAGGTTTGTCTGCGTCAAGCTGCGCTTTAAGGTCTTCTGGGATAGACCACCCTGTTTCACCTTCTTCTTTGAGCGCATGATAGTTAATTCTTAAACTTTCTATTACTAACTCGACATATTCTTTATACTCTCCAAACAAAACAGAATTAATCTGTCGAGATTGGGGGGCATAGCTATATATAGCCGCTTCACATTCTAATTTTAAACTCATATATTCACCGTGTTGGTACTATAACCAGTAATGCCAGTTAGAGTGTTAATAGTTGTCCAGTTAATGTTATCATTAGAGCCTTGAAGGGTTACTGAGTTAGAATAATAATTGTTATAAAAACGTAGTTTAAAACTTTTTACCAATATTAAAGAACCTGCGTCTATAGTGAGAGCGTCACTTGGAAAATATCTAAGAGTTGGCGTTAGGTATATAGCGGTTGGCGAAGAGAGCATCCACCAGCCACTGGAAACATTTTTTACCTTATAAGGATAGTAACTACCGTAATTATATGGCGCAGTATAAGCTGAGTCAGGAAACGTATATGGAGACACACCATTTGCTTGTGAGTAAAGAATAAATTCTTGAACATAAGGGTCGCCTGAACCTGACCGCGCAAAACCTTTCAATTTGTAGTACCGAAAACCCTGTGGAAGAATTACAGCTATTGTTTCTGCATCACTAGGAGCTTGTTGACTGAAATCCCCAAAGTCATCAACCTCTACAGAAAGTGTTTGTGAACCACCCGTTGCAGTAACGCCTGTTATAGTTATTGTGTCCCCAGAAATTGTAAAGGGTAGTTCCTCAGTTCCACTCTTAACTCTGTATGTTGGCGAGTTATAGATGCTGTGATTGGTTACAGTAATTTCAGACTCAGCAGAAGAGGATAAAGTTGGCGTTGGCGCTTTGTCTAACCCAAGGGGCTTCCACTCTGTTGTGTAGCCTTCAAACTCACCAGTAGTAGAGTTATAACGCAGATCACCAGCTTCACCTGTAGGTCTTTGCCCTGTAGCACCCACGGGTAGCTTCATAGCCCCGTGAGCAGTCTTTTGTGGGATAGTATCGTCAGTCATCTTTGACGTTATTTTAGTTAAAGCCATGAGTATGTAGTCCTTATTAAATTTCGTTTTGCGCCCTAGCTATAGCTTTTACTTCGTCTGTCCATATAGCTGATGCAATAGCCCGAACTTCGGCGCTTTCTTCTGATACATCAGTGTCAGTGTGTGTGTACGTTCTGGTATACGTTTGCTCATCTTCTGAGTCACCCATATCATCAGCAACCTCATTAATTAATGTAGTAATACACGTTAAAACATGTCTGTGCAAACCCTCTGAGATTTGAACACCATCATCTAAAACTGTTGTTTTAGTTTGAACTTGAATTGTCTTTTGAACGCCTACAATTTCAATTTTATCTTCTGTTACTATTTTTGTTAAAGCCATTTTATTTATCCTTTAGCGTTAAGCCACTCTGTAAGTTAAAGTGCTTTTGACATAACTTGAAGAGTCATTAATATACTCGTGGCGAGCGTTAACAATACTAGAAGTTGCGGAACTTCCTTTGTAATACATACTAGCAAGCGCAGTGCCTCCTGTGATTTCAAACACCTCGTTGTTCGAGCCAAAAACTTTATTATTAACCGCTGGCCCGTGGGCAGAGTAGTTATTACCTGACTTACAAGTAAAAGGTAAAACAACTTGTACTTGTGAAGTGCTAGATTTGTCACTAAAAGAAATACATTTAAAAGTAACTGTTACCATGTCTCCTATACGCATCCAACTTCCTACCGCAGTTACAGTGCCTGAGACTACTGTAGGCGTGAAAGTACCATAAGTAACTGTATCACCCCCACTCGCTACCCAAGACATAACCCCAGAGCCGTTAGTTTGTAAAAACTGTCCTGCATCACCATCGCTTGCAGGTAACGTAAGTACAACATTTCCTGTATAGCTACTGTGTGGGGCGGCTTGTATGCGCGTATAATGTGCGTTAGAAGATTCGCAATAGAAATCAATTTTAGACTGAGTGCCTGAGTTCTTTAAGGCAATCGCACCATTACTTATCTCTACGCCATTACTAGCGCCGCCGACTGACAAGTCTGTTACGACATCCAATGAATGTGCTAACTTATCGCTGGTGACAGCATCGTCTGCAACCTTAGCAGTAGTAACAGCACCATCTACAATCTTAGCAGTGGTAACAGTGTTATCACTTGGAGTACCTATGTTACTAACAGAGATAGCGGCAACCATAATTTCAATAGCTGTGGTGTTTGGAGGCGCTGTAGAGAACGTAACCACGGCGGGGTCTGCGGCGCTTACAGAATAATTTGATTTGCTTTGGTATACACCGTCAATATATACAAAGGTATTATTTTCTGCCGCTAGTCCACTAAGCGTAAACGTAGTATCAGAACCATCGCCTGTAAACTGGTTTAAAGAAATGTCAGTAGAACCACCACCACCAATAGAACCCCATTCAGTTGTATAGCCCTCAAACTCTCCAAGGGTACTGTTGTACCGAAACTGTCCTGTAGTGGGCGTAGGTCGCTGTGCTGTAGTACCTACTGGTAGCTTTAATGCTGTGTTACCTGTGATAGTTACAGAGTTAAAGCTAGGGTCTGTACCTATAGAGGCCGCACTAGCAGCGGCAGCAGTTGCGCTAGTAGCCGCATTAGTTGCTGATGTAGCCGCTTCAGATGCTTTGGTTGTTGCTGTAGATGCTGACGTAGACGCACTAGTAGCAGAAGTAGTAGCTTCAGATGCTTTAGTGGTTGCTGTCGTAGCGCTAGTAGATGCACTACTTGCACTGGTGCTTGCCTCACTAGCCTTGGTTGTGGCTGTAGAAGCACTCGTAGACGCACTGGTTGCGCTTGTAGCGGCTTCTGCGGCTTTAGTAGTAGCAGTGGTAGCAGATGTGCTTGCGTTGCTCTCAGCAGTCTCTGCGTTCGTCTCAGCGGTTTCTGCATTAGTCTCTGCTGTAGCGGCGGCAGTAGCACTGTTGGCGGCTGCTGTTGCTGAGTTAGCCGCTGCTGTTGCAGAAGCAGAAACACCTGAAGCAGAAGATGCTGCGGCTGTGGCGCTACTAGCTGATGCTGTTGCACTGGTAGCGGCATTGGTTTCAGAGGTAGCTGCCGCTGATGCACTAGCGGCTGCATCGCTTGCTTTCGTAGTAGCTATGACAGCCTGTTCTGTGACTTCCAGAAGCGTAGCGTCCGTATTGGAATCGCCTGCCCCTCCAGCACCTCGATATATAGCCATTGTAGCTCCTACGAAAATAAACGAATAAAAGAAAGGGGGACTCCTAAGAATCCCCCAGTTAGCTTATACTACAGCTAGGGTGAAGCCTGCTTCTGGACGCATAACCTGAACGCCATACAGAGTATCAGCAGTGTAAAGAGTACCAAGGAACTCCTGCTTGTACTGAGTCTGTGAACGTACAGCTTGCTGCTCTGCAAGAACAGAAGTGTCCTTGTGGATCAACTGTGCGCCACGGATGGAAGCACCACCAGTAGTGTCGATGACAGGTACGTTGGTAGAGACAAAGATGTCAACACCGTACAAGTTACCAATTTTACCAGTCTCTACGCCTTTGCCATTAACAAAGTCAGTAGAAGTGTAACGATCAATACCCATGATAGCGTTACGCAGGGAAGGTGGTACAACAAAGCTACGACCATCCATAGGTACGTCTGCATCGTCCATCTTCTGAATCAGTGCGCGGAACGCAGCGTCAGAGAATGCACCAATGTCAGCAGCACCGTCAGCGTCAAATGCTTCAAGAGCGCCAGAGGTAGTGTTGATCTGGAAAGAACCAGAGTTCACAAAGCTAGAACCATCACCGTCACCGAAAGACTTAGCCAGAGCAAACAGATCGTTGTCAACCTGCTTGGCCAGACCGTAGCCAGCATCACCAGTGTAGAACTGACGCAGTGAAGCGAGAGCCTGTACTTCGGTGATGTCTTCGATAAGACGAGAGAATTCAAAGTGCTTGTTAATGTTAATCAGAACTTCTGACTCAACAGAGTTCTGGATAGTTACGGCAGTCTCTGCAACTTTAGCGTTAGCTGAACCACGGGTAGGCTTAGGAACGTGAATGGTGTCACCTTTCTTACCAGTCATGCTCATTTTCTTAACGAGGTTAGCCATTACAAGATTGCTCTTGTATGCAGCAATTACTTCGTCACTCCAGATTTCTGGGATAAACTTAGCTGCGCTAGTGTTGTCTACTGCTCCGCCCATATTGGGATATACTGATGTAGCCATGATAATACTTCCTTAAAGAGATTTTAGTTTCGGACTCTCCCTTCTTGGTACGCTTGCATGATCTCGTCAGACAAAGACAAATACCTATCAGGGTCGGTCTGCATTAGTTTAATAATGTCTGAGCGTCTATAAACTTTGCGAGTTGCTGTCTCACCACTTCCTTTTGCACCGCCCGTTGAGGCAGTCTTGACAGCTTCTTTCCTGCTTGCTTTCTCATTAGCTACAGTCTGGGCTACTGTGCCTTGACGTTCCTTCCAATTAGTGAAAAGCTCGTCAGCAGCTTCGTAGTCATACTGTGTATCCGCTTGTGCAAAGAGTTGAGTACGAATCTTTGATCCTTTAATCCAATCAACAAACTTACTATCTTGCAGAATCTCTTGCATGTCGGGGTGACGTTGTTGCAAATGAGACTGCGCTGTCTGCTGCTTGTACTGCTGTGTTTGTTGTTCAGCAGCTTTGATTGAAGGATGATTCTTAATCGCTCTTTCGACAGCCTTGTCGGGATCAGAGAAAAAGTCTATATCTTCTTCAGGTTCTTGGGTTGCTGGTGTTGTGTCGAGTTGTGTCTGAATGTAGTTATCAACAACTTGTCGTAGTTCCCCTACTTCACTGCTCTGTCGGCCTAGTAACTTCTCAGCCTCTTGGTGCATCCGTACAATCTCAGCCGTTGACTTTCCTTTGTACTTGTCAGGGATGTCGTCTTCTTGAGGAGTTTCCTCTACTTGAGGTTCCTCAGTCACTTGACTTACTACTTCTTCTTCGTTAATTTCTACTTCGTCTTGACGCTCGTCTATAAGTGTTGCCATTATTAAACTCCGTGAGTATTCTCATTATGGAGGTGTATTATGCAGGGCTTCGGTTAGGAGTTGGCCTTGCGCTCTTGTTGTAGCTTTTGTTCTCTGTTCCGTTGCCAT